CGAACGAATTTGTTAAGTTCACAGTTAAAGAATTGGGATTGAAATCATTACCTAAGAGCATTAAGTTCCAAGGTGATGATTATTCTGCCCAACATCTAACGTTTGGAACTTACAATCCTTCTACCGATGAAATCGTTGTAGTCAAAGGCCAACGTCATCCAATTGATGTTCTTCGTACACTAGCACATGAACTTGTTCATCATAAGCAACGTGAAGATGGCCAAGAACTAAATGGTGAAGACGGGTCAAATACCGAAAACGAAGCAAATGCAAAAGCTGGCGAGTTGATGAGAAAGTTTAGAACTGTCCGTCCAGAAATATTTAACGTTGGTCCTTGGGGATTCCACACTAATATGGAAAACAGTAAAGAAGAACAGATTTTACATATAGCAAAAACTGGAAAGCCTGGAAAGATAGATGAACGGTATATAGATGGGTATACCGCTAAGCTATTGGTTACGGTAATGCATAAGTTAACCACAGAAAACAGAAAAAAATTCGTGAACGAATCCATCGATAAGATGGTTGCGGTCGCATATAAAATGGTCACACACTAGGAGGTTGTATGTACGTTGAAGTTAAAGGTGATAAGCAGTCGGATTTGGATAGAGCACTACAGCAATTCACAAAGCAAGTTAAAAAAGCTGAATTAATGGATGATTTAAAGAAAAAGGAATTTTATTTAAAACGGTCGAAGCGACTAGAAAAGAAGCGTCAAGACGCTCTCCGTAGAAGAAAACGTGAAGAGAGTAAAGCTCAAAAGAAACAGAATAATACATTTTAACTAAAAAAATGAAGTTTTTAGAAAAACAGTAATATATATGAATAGTACACCTCTATTGGGGTGTGATTTTTGTTATACCTATACCTAATAATGACTTGAATAGTCATTCTATCTCATTAGGAGAGAATTTATTATGGCAAAGTTTGAATTTACGAACAAACTTTTAAAGGAAGCCATCGCAGATGCAGAAGCAGTTCGTCAAACTGCTATTGAAAATGCAAAGCTTTCATTAGAAGAAACGTTCACACCCCAAATTAAGTCTATGATTTCTCGTAGACTTCGTGCTGAAGCAGAAGGCATGGAACCAGAAGAAGATGAAAAGGAAATGGAAAAGAAGGAAGCTCCAGAAGCTGAAAAGTCAGCACCAGCTGCTCCAAAGATGGAAACCGCAACGGAAGTTCCACACGAAGAAGCAGAAGGCGAATCCAAGTCATCAGAAGTTCCAATGGATACTTCAGATATCGGCGCAGGTGATAATAAGGAACCATCAGAAGAAGCAGAAGATTCTTCTGAAATTGGTGATGGACCAGAATCACAACATGATGGTGAAGAAGGTTGGTACGAAGATTGGACAGAAAGTGATTTTGACCTTGATGAAGTAATCAAGGAATTAGAAGAAGATATGAAGAAAATGTCTGGAGAAGAAATGGACGATGAATCCGAAGAAATGGCAGATGAAGCATATCCAGACGAAAATCCAGAAGCTGGAGTAGTTAAGCCAGAAATTCCAGCAGATTCATCAGACATTGGCACTAAGGAAGAAGGTGCCGAAATGGCAGCCGATGTCAATAAGTTTGTTACCGACCCATCTGAACCAAAGATGGAAGGTGAAGAAGAAATGAAAGGTCACGAAGAAGAAGGTGAAGAAGAACTTGATTTAGAAGTAATTCTCAGAGAATTAGAAGCCGAAGATGAAAAGGAAAAGGCATCATCCGAAAAAATGGCTTCACTTGAGAAGGAACTTGCAGAATATCGTCAGGCTGTTCAGCTCCTACGAGGCAAGCTACACGAAGTCAATCTTCTCAACGCAAAATTGTTGTTCACCAACAAAATCTTCCGTAAGGAAGGTTTGACGAACGAACAAAAGGTCATGGTCGTAGAAAACTTTGATCGTGCAACCACAGTACGTGAAGTCAAGATGGTTTACACAGTTTTGGTCGAAACATTAACTTCCGCAGCAAAGGTAGTAAAGACAACTAAGACACCAAGTAAGGTTGTCACTGAAGGATTTGCAAGTAAAGCAACTCCTTCAACCGCACCAAAAGCAGCATCAACTGAAATTCTTTCAGAAAATTCAGTTGCTAAGCGTTTACAACAACTCGCAGGACTTATCTAACTCATAGGAGAATAGCACATGTCAGACGTAATGAACCTTATCAGTGAAGCTGGTCAAGCTCACAAGGTAATCACAGAACAATCCCGTAAGCTTGCAGGCAAGTGGGAAAAGTCAGGTCTTCTCGAAGGATTGAAGACATATGACAAGCAAGCAATGTCAGTAATGTTAGAAAACCAAGCAGCACAACTCCTCTCAGAAAACTCATCAACAAACGCAGGTGGTTCATCAGATGCAGAAAACTGGGCAGGTGTAGCACTTCCATTAGTCCGTAAGGTCTTCGGTTCAATCGCATCGAAGAACTTCGTATCAGTCCAACCAATGAACCTTCCTTCGGGACTTGTGTTCTACATGGACTTCAAGTACGGCACAACCAACGGTGGCCAAACAGCAGGTCAATCACTCTACGGTACAGCACTTTCTTCACCATTCTCAACCTTCGGTAACCAAGACGCAGGTGGATTATACGGCGCAGGACGTTTCGCTTACAGTATCAATGATACCGCATCAGTTTCAAACCTTGGCGACGTAACAGCATCAGTTTCATTCTCAGATGTGAACTTCAACGCAGATTACGTTGCAACTGGTTCATATCGCAAGTTTACGGTTGCTCAAGCAGACCTTCCAAACGCAGACCTTACCGCAGTTCGCACGTTCGTACCATCAGGTTCAGGCGTTGACTTTGCAGCTAAGGTTGTTCCAGAATTTACGAAGATTTCTGGTACAGACGTTATCTTCATCGTAGAAACCACAGCAAATGCAGTATTGAACCAAGTTCTTTACAGCAAGCAACCAACTGCAACCACACGTGGTGACTTCGAAGACCGTACTGGTTCAGGTGACTTAAACATTCCACAAATTGATTTGGAACTCAAGCAAGAAACAATCGTTGCTAAGACACGTAAGTTGAAGGCAGTCTGGTCACCAGAACTTGCTCAAGACTTGAACGCATATCACTCAATCGACGCAGAAGCAGAACTCACTGCTATGTTGAGTGACTACATCTCAACGGAAATCGACCTCGAAATCCTTGATATGTTAATTCAAGCAGCACCAAGTATCACAACTGAATACTGGTCAGCAGAAATTGGTAAGGCATGGAACGGTTCTTCATTCGCAGCTTCCTCATTCTACGGAACTGCATGGACCAACATGACTTGGTACCAAACACTTGGCCAAAAGATGCAAAAGGTCAGTAACAAAATTCACCAACTCACCATGCGTGGTGGTGCAAACTTCGCAGTTGTTTCACCAACCGTCGCAACAATCCTTGAAACCATCCCTGGCTTTATGGCTGGAACAGATGGTGACAAGATGGAATTCGCAGGCGGCGTAACAAAGGTTGGTTCATTCCAAAACCGTTACACCATCTACAAGAACCCATACATGAAGGAAAACATCGTATTAATGGGCTTCCGTGGAAGTAACTTCCTCGAAACCGGCGCAGTATACGCACCGTACATCCCACTTATCTTAACGCCATTGGTCTATGACCCAAATAACTTCACCCCACGCCGTGGTGTGATGACCCGTTACGCTAAGAAGGTTGTACGCCCAGAATTCTTCGGTAAGATTCTTATCGACGGATTAAACCTCGTATAATCTGAGGCGTAACTGGTAAATAAATTGGGTGACCGAAAGGTCACCCTTTTTATTTCTATATGGTCAAAATATGAATTAACAACGAAATAAAACTATTTATTACTAGTCCCTTAATAGAGAGTATTATGGAAACACAAGAACCAATTTTTTACGATGGCAGTCCAACAAATCCAGTAGGCGTTACTCCGTTTGGATTTTTTGATGCAGATGCAGACTTTCAATCTGATGCTCCAAAAGCAGCAGAATGGGTAGCTAGAAAATTGGGATATCCTGTGGTGGAAGTTGAATTGGTTGATAAACAAATTTATGCATGTTTTGAAGAAGCTATTACCGTGTATGGGAACCAAGTAAACCAGTTTAATGCACGGGAATATATGATAACATTACAGGGGACCAGCACGGCTACATCAGTGACTCAACGTAATGTTATAGCATCTCCTCTTCCACAGCTAGTTAAAATTGCTAGTGATTATGGCACAGAAGCTCAATCTGGTGGAAACGTGAATGTCAAACGAGGATGGATTTCTGCTTCAATTGGAACACAAAGTTATGATTTAAAAACTTTGTGGGCAGACACATATGAAACTGGGTCAGCGATTGAAATTCGTCGTGTATATCACTATATGCCACCAGCAGTCGCTCGTTACTATGACCCATTTGCAACCACAGGTCTTGGACTTACAAACTTGATGAGTGAATTTGGATTTGACGGATACTCACCACCAGTTACATTCGTGATGATGCCAGCGTTTGAAGATTTACTCCGTATTCAAGCAATTGAAATCAATGATATGATTCGTAAGAGTCAGTACGGGTTTGAAATTGCTAACAACGTCATTAGATTCTCGCCAGTATTTAAGCGGGATTCAATCATTTATTTTGATTATATGGTTGTGAAAGATAAGCAAGCAAACGTATTACAATCTGGGTCAAACGTTACTAGTGACCTTTCAAATGTACCGTATACTCATATAACATACGCAAATACAAACGATATGTCTCGTACTTGGATATTTAAATACACGTTGGCGTTAGCAAAAGAATTATTAGGTATTATTCGTTCTAAGTTTGAGAACATCCCATATCCAGATGGGCAAATTCGTTTAGATGGTGAAATTCTTCGTAGAGAAGCAACCGATGAAAAAGAATTCTTGATTAAAGAACTTCGTGAAACTTTGGAAGAAACCGGCCGACAAGCTCAAATGAAGAAGCAAATGGAAAATGCGGAAAATATGCAAAAAATGTTTGCAAATGTCCCTACTCTCATTTACATAGGTTAATAAATGGCAAGATTTGTCACACAGCGAGACTTTGAATTTATTCAACACATCACTCGTGAATTGATTGATGAAACAATGGATGTTGCTGTTATTTTATATAAGATTGTAGTGGGGTCTACTCAAGTAAATCTATACGGGGAAAGTACCGTAAAACCTAGATATACTCCAGTAAAAGTTAATGCAATTGTAAAGTACGATAAAAATACACAAGAACGTGATGAGGGATTTGGAACCAATCAAGACCAACAAGTAGAATTTAGATTTGCTCGTCGTATGTTACAAGAAGTCAATACCTATCCAGAAATTGGTGACGTAGTGGGATACAACAACCATTATTATGAAGTACACAATATTACAGAAACGCAACTAATCGCAGGTAAGCCAGGATTTAATACCGCAATCATTTGTATGGCACACCTAACTCGCCGTACTAGTATTGATATCGAAGAGGCACAAGTATGACATTTAATCCAGAATTAGACGAACCTGTAAAAATTGTAAATGAAAATCAACAATCGCCGCGACTACAGAGTCGCGCAGACGATACACAAAACGACGCACCGCCGATTAAAGTAACTTTATTAACAATTGATAGTGCAATTGTTAATTATATGTCAACTCGTATTAAGCCGATTGTTACGCAACAAGGAGTTCAGGTACAGGTTCCAGTAATATATGGAAGCCCAGAACGCTGGAAAAGTGCTCAAAAGGATGGCATACTTCGTGATACTGTGGGTAAAATACAACTACCTATATTGATGATTCGTCGGTCATCGATGAAAAAAACGTCGATTAATTCGGCAGTCAACAAGTATTATGATAGAGAATTTTACACAGGATGGAACCGTAGAACTCCATATGATAAATGGAATGTAACTAACAAAATATCTCCAAGTCGTGAATATTTTAATACCACAGCTGCGCCGGATTATTATGAAATAACGTATAAAGTAATAGTGTGGACGGAATATATGGAACAAATGAATTCTGTTATAGAAAATATTTCATTTGAAAGCGATGAGTTTTGGGGAGAACCCAATCAGTACAAATTCCGTACTATTATCAAGTCATTCGAAACGTTATCAGAATTACCCAATACGTCTGACCGTGTGGTACGAACGCAATTTGATATGACAGTGTATGGATATCTTCTCCCCGATTCACAACTGGACGTTGGGCATAATAGAGGAATGATTACTCGAAAGAAATACGGTATTAAAAAAGCTGTTGTTTTTACTGAAGTCGATGGTCAATAATTGATGTTTAGGTAAAAAAACAGATATTTATAATACGAGTTGTATTATACACAAAAAGGGGTTATGTGACGCAAATAGAACAACCAGATTTAGAAGAAATTAGCACGTTAAGAAATAATCTAGCAACTGTAGTGTCAGACGCAGGACAAACGACATTACAGATTAGCTTATTAGAAATTGACATTGAAGAGCTTAAGAAACAACTTCAAGAACAAACACAAAAGTTTAAAGAGTTGCTAAGCCAGGAACAAACACTAATCAAACGGTTATCGGAAAAGTATGGAGTCGGAGCAATTAACTTTGAAACCGGCGAATTCACCCCAGAGAAATAAACAAATTTAGTTTGGAGAATACCGTATGGCAGAAAGAATCGTGTCGCCTGGTGTCTTTACACAAGAACGCGACCAAACATTCCTCGCACAAGGAGTAGCAGAAATTGGTGCGGCGTTTGTTGGTCCTACCACTAAAGGACCAGCATTTATACCGACATCAGTTCAAGGCATTGATGGATTTGTGACAGCGTTCGGCGAACCCGATGGTACTTCTTATATGGGGTACGCTGTCAAAAACTATTTACAAGAAGCAGGTAGTGCAACAATTGTTCGTGTACTTGGATTGGCAGGATATACCACAAATGTCGCAACTATCTTCGCAACAGGTTCTGCCGGTAGCAAAGTATTTGCGGTTCTTCATCCAACTGTATCGGGAAGTTCTTTAAGCAGTGTGGTAATTGGGGGTACTACTTCAAGCTTTAGTTTAGTAGTCAGTAGTTCCGGTAACGTTCACTACTCTGCAAGTTTATTGAGTCCGGTTG